AATGGAGACTCTTTTATTGGTAATCGTAAGACATCTTCATCAACTGGTGAGGAAGTTACATTTGATAATCCAATTCCAACGGTTACTGGCGAAGACCCATCTAGATTAAGTGCCGTATTTGATGAGGTTACGGTTAAAGAAAGACTTGTTGTTGAGGGTGGTAATTCCGGCACAATTCTTTCTCAGTTTGATGGACCTGTTACATTTAATAAAGAAGTTAAATTTACGGATGCCGTAAATGCTAGATCTCAATTAAAAGTAAGTTCTGATACTCAGTCCACAACTACGGCAAATGGAGCACTGGTTGTATCTGGTGGCGTTGGTATTGCTAAGAATCTGAATGTTGGTGGAACTTTATCAGCTACTGGTAATTCTACAGTTTCTGGTAACTCTACAGTTTCTGGTATCTCTACATTTGTCGGAAGTGTTAATATTAATACTTCACTTGATATTGATAATTTGAGATTGGATGGAAATGTATTGAGTTCTACAGATACAAATGGAAGTATCACATTTACACCAAACGGAGCAGGAATTGTAATTGTAAGCAGTGATCTTCGTATAGGTGGTAATGATATTCAGGCATCTGATGGAAACACTAACATTACTCTAACTTCTAATACATTAACTACACTTGCTGGTGATCTTCGTATAGTTGGTAATGATATTCAAGCGTCTGATGGAAACACCAATATTACATTAAATTCTAATACATTAACTACACTTGCCGGAGATCTTAGGATCAATGGTAATGATATTCTAGCATCTGATGGCAATATTAATGTTACACTAACTTCTAATACATTAACTACACTTGCCGGAGATCTTAGGATCAATGGTAATGATATTCAAGCGTCTGATGGTTCAACTGCCATTTCTTTTTCTGGAGCAAATGTAACTTTAGGTAATTCGAATAGTAGTGTTACAACAATTAATGGTGAATTGAGAGTTACACAAGACATTATTGCTTATTATTCACCATCAGATAGAAATTGGAAAGATAATATTACTCCTATTGAGAATCCACTTTCTAAAGTTCTTTCAATTAGTGGCAATACTTTTGATTGGAATGAAAAATCCAATCAAAGTGGTAGAGATCTTGGTGTAATTGCACAAGAAGTTCGTGATATTCTTCCGGAAGCAGTAAATGAAAGAGAAGATGGTCATCTATCAGTTTCTTATCAAAAACTTGTTCCCCTACTGATTGAGGCAGTTAAAGAACTATCAGGAAAAGTTGATGAACTTCAACAAAAACTGAATGATAAATAACTAGAAATAGACTCAAAAAATGGCAAATTATAATAAGTCATTTAATTTTAAGAATGGAGTCCAAGTTGATAATGACAACTTTGTTGTAAATGCAAATGGTTTGGTTGGAATTGGAACATCAATTCCAACTCAATTTCTGGATGTTTATGGAACCACAAAGGTTACTGGATTAATTACGGCAACAAATCTGGCAATTACTGGAGTTTCTACTTTTTATAATGATGTAAAAATTGGTTCTGCAATTACATTCAATTCTTCAACTGGTGCCGTAAGAGCAGGAACGTTTTATGGAAGTGCTGCCGGACTGACTGGAATATTTGCAATATCAACGAGTGGTTGGTATGTTAATGCTGGAAGTCTTTCTACAACCTCTAAAGTTGGCATAGGAACTGATCTTCCATATTATTCACTACAGGTAGGTCAGGATCCACTGATCGGAAATGGACTTTCAGTTGATGCACTTACCGGAAATGTAAATGCAACAGGAATTATCACATCAGGATATTTTAATGGTAATGGATCTTCTTTAACAGCATTAAATGCAACCAATATTACTAGTGGAACTTTAAATAATAGTAGACTTCCATCAAATATAAATGTTTCTGGAATTATAACTGCAAATTCTTTTTCTGGATTTGGAACTGATATTACAACATTAAATGCAACCAATATTACTAGTGGAACTTTAAATAATAGTAGACTTCCATCAAATATAAATGTCGGCGGAATTGTAACTGCTTTAAGTTTTGCTGGATCTGGTAATAACATTACATCATTAAATGCCACTAATATTTCTAGTGGGACTTTAGATAATAGTAGACTTCCATCAAATATAAATGTTGCTGGAATTATAACTGCTAGTAATATTACTGCTATAAGTAATATTACTGCTAATAATATTACTGCTAATTTAATTGGTATTGCTAGTACTGCAAGATCATTAACAGGAACTCCAAATATTCAAGTTGGAATTGTAACCGCAACAGATATCAATGGTTCATCTATTAATGTTGCACTTGGAGGAACTTCATTTTCCGCATTAAATTCTGGAAGAATTGGCATTGGAACTGGATTGCCAACATCAGAAGTGCAAATTAGAAAAGAATCCAATTCTTTATTGGAAGTCATATCTAATACTGGAAAATCGCAAATTAGTATTGGACAATCTGTTGGTGTTGGTAAGAGTACTGCCGTCTTAAGGTTTGGAAATGCATCCAAAACACTTGATATTTTAAATAATGATACTGGAGATGTAAATCTTTATCTGCACGCCGGACCTTCCGGTATCGGTACAGGAAAATTTAGATGGATTTATGGTCAAACCAATAATGAAATTATGAGTTTGGACTATGATGGAACTTTAATCGCAACTGGAGATGTATTTTTAGGTTCATCTGGAATAAGTACAGTTACAATTCAAGATAATCTTTATGTGAAAAGTAATTTAAATGTAGATGGCACTTTAACCGCAACAATTAATTATCCAAGCATAATATCTAATACAAATTTAAATAATACTTCTGGAATAACAACATTACAAAAATTAAATGTAACTGCAAATATAGGAATTAATACTTCAAATCCTTCTGTTGCATTTGATGCTAAAGGATCTAATGCTCTTTTTGGAAGAGTAGGAATTAATACAATAATTTTGAGCAATGAAGATCTGGCATGTAATGGATTTTCTAGATTTGGATCAATTGGAATCGGAACAACTGCACTTTATACTGGAGATGTTCAGACAGGTTCTCTGCAAGTTCATAATAGTTCAATAAGAATATTTAATGGATCTTTACTTATAAGTAATCAAAGGGGATCTGGAATTGGATTTGGAACTTATAACCAAAGATCAATACTTGATTTTGGATTAGTTGGTAGTGCAACTTCTCAAGCATATTTTATTCCACCAACTGTAAATAATACCGGTAGAAGCACTTTTGCAGATATTTCTGGTCTTACTACTGTACCGGGAGCAATTATTTACAACGAAACCATACATAAACATCAAGGTTATGGAAGCACTGATGGTGGAGTGACATTTGCTTGGAATAATCTTTATTAGAGAAAATTATGGCAGTATCACTTTCTTACAATAAAGGATCGGGAAGATTTTATAATGCGGCAATTGGGACTATTCCAATTTCATTTTCTTCATTAAGGTTAAATTTCAAAGAAGTTTCATCAGGTTCAATTAGTGCATCCGAATTAAAAAGAAATATAACAGTAACAGATGCAAATCCGATAGTTCCCGACTGCACTGAAAACACATCAATTTCAACATCTCAAAATTTAAAAATATCACAATTTTATACATCTATCAAATATTATGATTTAGTACAGACTGGGACTAATGACAATGTATCAAATCCCAGCAATTATGGAATTGACATATCTGCTCAAAATTGGAATTCAAATTTAAATAAAAATATTAAAAAAGTTTTTTATGTTGATGGTACAATAGGATCGGTATCAGCAACAAAAGAAGCAGCATACTTTAGTGCAGAGTCTTATAATTTTTCAATTGAATTGAGATCTGGAGGACAAATTTTGGGTGCAGGAGGAGCAAGAAATTCTGGATCGGGCGGAAATTCATTGTATACTTTTTCTACCGGATCTTTAATATCAATAATTATGAATGATTTATCTACAATTAAGAGTGGCGGTGGCGGTGGCGCTAGAGGAGGAGATGGATGGACAGGTCCAAATGGTCCATGTTGGGAAAGAAGAACATATGAATCGGGAGGTGGTTGTAATTGTGAATGGTATCCAGATTGTGGATCTCCAGATACTCCAGTAACTATTAATGGCACACAATATAATTCTAAGGATGCTCGTCGATATGGAGGTCATAATGTTGGTGGAGGATGTAATTGCTTTATTTGGTGCAGTAATACTTGCATAGGACCTGCATTTTGCGAAGTCTATGATCCAAAGGAAAAATCTGGTGCTCCTGGAGGAACAGGTGGAAATGGTGGTTTGGGTCAAGGATATAATCAAACAAGATCCAATTCAATATCAACATTAGATGTAACAGATGGACCATCATCAGGAACTGTAGCAAATTGTCCAACGTATGCAACAACTGGAGAGGATGGAAAAGTTGGTGGAAATGGTGGTGATTGGGCACAATCGGGAGGAAACACCATAAGAACAGATCTCCAATCTTTGAGCGATGCATTTTATATTTCTTCCGGATATAATGGATCTAATGGAGGTTCTCCAGGAAGAGCAATCAGTGGATCTAACTATTCAATTATTGGCAGAACTGATTTAATTCTAGGTTCTAAATAATTCAGTTATTTTTGAAATTAATTATGGAAAATCACCCATCCTTGTTTGAGCAAAGTAAAAATTTGTCCAAATTTACTTTAGATATAATTAAACATCTCAACAAAACAAATGCAAAAAATTTATTTGCAGATGATAAACTTTTTAATGAGAGATTAGAGATATGTAAAAAATGCGAAAAATATGATTCTGAACAACAGAGATGTTTTGAATGTGGTTGTTTTTTAACATCAAAAGCAAGAATTATTCTTGATAGTTGTCCATTAGGAAAATGGACTGAATCTTTAGAAAATTGGGAAAAAGCATATAAACAAATGATTGCAGAAATAGAAGATCAAAAGAACCCAGAACCTTGACATAAGTACCATAATACTGCTAGACTAGGTTTGTCTCCGTTGAAGATGAGAATCTAAGCTTCTATAGGACACTTTAAGAACTGGCACAAGGGGGTCCCACAAGACCCCTTTTTTGCTGCATAATAGTCCTATCATTATAAGGGTATTTGTGTATTTTTTTGTATAAATATATATAGCAATACACTAATACCTATGCCTTATAAAAATAAAGAAGATAGAATTTCTAATCGTAAACAATATTTGGAAAAAAATAAAGAAGAACTAAACAAAAAAAATAGAGAAAACTGGCATAATAGATCTGAAGAAAAAATAGAGGAACAAAAACAAAAAAGAAAAGAATGGGTAGATAAAAATAGAGAAGAAATAAACAAAAAAAGACAAGATAGGAAAAGAAAACATAAACAATATTTAATTGAAATGTTGGGTGGAAAATGTTTAGGTTGTGGTACAACTAAAAATCTACAATTTGATCATATTGATAGAACAGAAAAGTCATTTTGTATTGGTTCTTCTTTGGCATCAAAATTGGAAAAATTAGTTGAAGAAGCAAATAAATGTCAATTGCTATGTGAAACCTGTCATCAACATAAAACTTTAGTAAATCACGATTGTAATAATCTTGCTGTCGGTAAAAGGGTGGTATCTATTGAAACTATAGGAAACAAAACGATTGTGACGCTTGAGGAACTGGCACAAGACCCTTGAGTTCTGCCTGGTAATGCCCTATGATATGAGTATTGAATTGATTGATGATGTTCCAACTCCGTCCTCACCAACAGAGTAGTCTTGATGCTATGAAAAATCATAGTAAAGGGGTGCTCGTGATGCCAACCGGCGGTGGTAAAACCAACGTGGGAATCTTTGATGCAATGAAGCAACTGGAGTCTGCTGCTCCTAAGACTATCGTAGTCGTTGCTCCTCGTATTCTGCTGGCAGAGCAACTGTCTTCTGAGTATCTTGAGTTTATCACTAATGCAACTGTGATGCACGTTCATAGTGGTGAGACTCATCACTATTCTTCTACCAAACCTTCTGATATTCACTGGTTTGCCGAGAACACTTCGGGTCACAAACTTATCTTCACCACCTATAACTCTCTGCAGCAACTACAACGGGCAGAAATCGCCGTAGATACCATCTACTTTGACGAGGCACACAATAGTATTCAACGTCACTTCTTTCCTGCAGTAGAGTATTTCTCACAGGAAGCAGGTCGTTGTTACTTCTTTACTGCAACCCCAAAATACAGCAATGTAATTGGTAAGGCAGGTATGAATGACACTGAGATCTACGGTAGCATCATCTCTAAGGTTCCCGCACCTCAACTGGTGCAGAACGGTTATATCATTCCTCCTAAGGTGATTGCCAAGCAACTTCGTCTTTCCATCAAAGGTGAGGATGTGGGTCAACGGGACTGTGAGTATCTGCTTGAGATTATTCAGGATAATCCTGTTGATAAGATTCTGATTTGTGCCAAGACTACCAAGAATATCATTCAACTTCTGTCCGAATCTGACTTTGCCGAACAACTGGCAGAGGAAGGTTATTCCGTGATGCACATTAC